CTTTATACGTAGCTCCTACGATTACTCAAGCTAAGATATTCAGTCATGATAGGGTGAAACCTTTTTTAGAAGGTAGCCCTTTTATGAAAGATCACTATATGAATACTTCTCTAGTAGATAATGTTCACCATAAAGAATTAGCTAATGGATCTTTAATGCATATAAGATATGCGCTGCTTTCTGCTGATAAATTACGTGGATTTTCTGCGGATATGAATATTTTCGATGAGTGTCAGGACATGCTTAGTGAAATTATTCCTGTGGTACAGGAAACTATGACACACTCTGATTATAAATGGATAGTATATTCTGGTACCCCAAAACGTTCTAGAGGAACTTTAGCTGATTTATGGCATAAATCTACTATGTGCGAATATATAGTTAAGTGCCAAAGTTGTAATCATTGAAATATTTTAGATGAAGAAAACATTGGGGATTTCGGAGTTATATGTAAGAAGTGTGGTAGACCTTTAGATATTAGTGTAGGAGGAGAATGAGTTTCTACATATTCTTTAAAAAATCCTACAGCTATGGAAGGGTATAGAGTTTGCGCTTTACACTTTGCAAAAGCACCCTGGGTTAATTGGCAGGAAGATATATTAGATAAACAAAGGCATTGGTCTAAAGCTTTTTTTCACAATGAAGTATTAGCGTTAGAATATGATGCTGGAGTATCACCTGTTACAGAATTTGAAATAGATAGAGCCAGTACCGGCCCGTTAATGGAAGAGGATCCTAACGAGGAACAGCGTAATTATCCTAGTGTATTAGCTATCGATTATGGCCCAGTTAATTCAGAAAAATCTTATACCGTAGCAGTAGTAATGCAACTTCGCTCTAATAAATTACGAGTAGTTTATGCTAAAAAGTTTATTGGAAAAGAAGCCGATTATAGTTTTATCGTTCCAGAAATTCCTAAAATAATGGCTAAGTGAAATTGCGTTAGTGTAGCTTCAGATTATGGAATGGGCGAAGCGCCAAATTCAGAACTCAGAGCTAGAATAGGTTATGAAAAAGTAGTAGCATTTCAACATTCCGGTACCCAGAAAAATAAAATTCAATGGAATGACAAGATGCCCGCCTACACTTTAAATAGAACTAAAGTAATGACTGAATTCTTTGAAAACATTAAAAATTTACGAATAGAATTTCCACATACAGTATCAATGGATTCTTTTAAAGAAGACATTATGAATATACAAATTGACTATGACGAAGAGCGAGGATTTATGAAATATATTAATATAGGTCCAGATGATTTTGCCCATGCTTGTATTTTTGGAACTATAGCTTGCGAACTAATGTTTGGGGCAGTAAAATAAAAAAAAATAAAAAATTACTTGACAATTAAAGGATAAGGAGCCATATTTAGTTATGTTCACAGCATCCGACTTAGAAATTTTCGGTAAGTCTATTTCCGAAAAGTATATCAAAAACTCTATCCCTCTTACAGAAGGTTTAGCTAAAACAGCTGAAGCCCAGGGATTTACTACATACCAAATTGACCGAGTTGCAGAATTTGCTAATACGGCCACGTATCTTAACATGATGAAAACAGCTTCGGATAAATATATACGTTTTGAAGTTGCGGATTCAAAGGAAGCTAAAAAGAATATGAAATCTATCAAAGTAGCTGTGGATTTAAGCGATTATGACGATGAGCCTTCTATTTTTTCTATGCAAAAAGTAGCAAGCGCTGAGAAACGTGAGGCAACGGAATCAGAATTACGGAAAATGGCCCAACGTCATTTAGGTAGTATACAAAGAGAAAGTAATATAATTGCAGAGCATGTAACGAGTTGGGATACTACATATGGACAGTTAAAGTCTCTAATAAAACAAGCAGTATTAGGCGGATGCTCTTATGGAAACGTTTCTGAAATTATAAAAGTCGCTGCACCACAAACCCATGAACATTTTATTTCCTCAATAAGAGAGGAACTACAACCAAATATGCCTTTTGTTAAATTAGATACAGAAGGTGACAATTCCTTAACCCCTAACCCTAACTCAGATATTTATAAAATCGCTGAAAGATTGGAAACATATACTGATGAAATCTGCCAAGCAGATAAAAATTTAGAACAGGAAACAGAGGATTATACTAAATTTACTAAAGAAGCCTCTCTTCCTAATATTAGTGGACTATTACAAGAAAAATCAGCGGCCTTAAAAGTAATTAAAGGTATTGGAAAAACAATTATAAATCATCCCAAAACTACTGCAGCATTAGCTGTGGGGGCAATGGTACATAAGTCTGGCAAAAATAAAGGTAAGTTTGAACAAGGTTTGATATTACAAAAGAAATTAGTTCAGCATAAAATGGGGAGAAGATAATGCCTAAGATAAAAGGTTCACAAGTATTTAGTGGTTTGATAAGAGGCGCAATCGGGGAAAAGGATCCGGCAAAAATAATACAGTATTTTAAAGCTGGTGCTGGAATGATGATTGCTACTTTAGCACTTGACGCTGTTGTAGATACAGTTACGGAAGTATTTAAATCTAAAAATAAAAAGTTTGTGGCTAAAAAAGCATTTAAGAAAATGATGGCAGTGCATCCTAAGTTACATAAGGTAGACCCTAATATACTTTCATTATACTGGGAATCATTATACCATTTTGCACCGCACATGGCTAGAGATCCGTTAGCTTCTGGAGCCTATATTAGGCAGTCTATTGAAAGGGGTCATTATGATTCCTTTGGAGGACCCCCTCCTGATACGTTTTCTACATTAGTAGGTGTTGGTAGAGCTCCTATGAAACCCGGAAAGGGTCCTGGATTATCAGATATGGTATCAAAAGAGTTAGTGCAAGGAGCATTTGACGGCTTAGCAGAATTTGGGAAAGCACAAACATCTCCTACAAAATATAATTCACCTTTCGATAGCGACATTACATAAAAATTAAATGATAGAAAAACGCGCAGAATACTTTTACGGAGACAATAACTCTGAGGTGTTTACCCTTATCGGTAAGGGAACCATGGAGAAAACTGCGTCGTATTCAGAAGAGTTAGTAGATTATATTAATTCTTTAAAAAAGCGTGTTGACAAAGTATATGCTTTAGTAAATGCTTTATCTGCTGGAGAATTTTATAGCTCTAATAGAAATGGTGATCATTTTCCAGAAAAGGCCTTAAAACAATATCATAAAACATTTGAAGCTTTAGGTCATGTGTACAGACACCATGTAAATAAGGATCCAAGAAAATCGTTAGGTAAGGTTTTATTTTCACATTATAATCCTACAATGCATCGAGTAGAATTAATATTAGAATTAGATTCTAAAAAAGGTGCAGACGTTATTACAAAAATGCAAAAAGGAGAATTACCATTTTGTTCTATGGGAACTAAAGTTCCTTTTGACATATGCTCCATTTGCGGAAACAAAGCTCAAACGAGAGCTCAATATTGTGACCACTTAAAGTATCGTATGAATAATATTTTATCCGACGGTAGAAAAGTTTACGCAATAAATACAATGCCGAAATTTTTTGATATCAGTGTTGTAACTATCCCTGCCGACAGGACTGCTAGTTTTATTAGGCTTCTTGAAGCAAAATCATCTAGTAGACCTCGTGTTATAAAAATTGCAGAGGAATTACCAAAAGAAACAAAACAGCTTTTTAAAGCTGCCGGGTTTGAACCAAGAGCAGAAATTAGAAAAAAAGTAGACGTTAAAATAGAGATTGCGGACCAAGATCCAAAAAATATCCTATTACATACTCAGAAAAGACTTTCAGATGAAACAATCGAAAAGCTTTCTAAGTATAATATCGACGAGATACTTTCTACAATGATGGCTTTACGAATTGCACCAGTTAGAGAAGATTTTCAAAAATTGGCTGCGTACGTTTTTGGACAAAAAGAAGCGGCAGATAAATGGGCTGAAAATGGAGTTTGTTTTATTGTAGATAAGGACACAGTCCCTACAGAATTACCCAATGTAACTTTTGATAATTTTAATAGCAAGATCGCAGGGGTGCTTTTGAAGTCAGTCCCAGATATGTCTCTTACTAAACAATGAGTATTAGCAAGAGGAATACATAAAGTAGGATATGAGTCTCAAGCAACAACCTATCCAAGTAATGTTTCTAGAGAACGTAGCGGAATAAAACGTTTCTTATTTACGCAGAAAGAGGAACCACCTGTTTCAGCACATAGAAATCCAGTAGTTCCATTAGGACTTCTAGGAAGCTTATATTACGGGTATGCGAAGGTATTTAATAATCCATCGATTAATAAATTTAGATCGTTTGTAGTTAAATATCCTTGGTTACTTCCAGTATTAGTGGGAGCGGGAACGGCCGGTTCTTTAGCCAGCCAAAGTGTAGCATTTAATAAAGAAGCCTCTTTAGGAGCTGTGGACAAATTCCTAATGTCTTCTTTAATAACAGTACCAACCGCCTACTATTACGCAGGT